CGCAACGCCCAGAATCTACTTAGGTTTTGGGCGTTTTGGTTCGTACAAGAATGAAGGAGATGACTGCTATAAGATTGGATACGAAAGTTGTCGCATAAATAAACGTGCGGTTAATTTTTTTACTAAGGCAACCACAGAAGAAGTAAATAAACAATTAGTAGAAGACCTCAAAGGGTTTTCAAAACAAGTTCAAGAATATGTATTTGTTAATTTAAACGATAAAAAGAAAGCAGCTGTACTAAGTTATGCGCATAGTGTCGGACTTGCCGCATTTAAAAATTCTTATTTGCTGGAGTTAATAAATACATTTGCCAGTAAGAAGGCCATTATTAAGGAGTGGAGTCCCCTGATTAATCCTTGTTATCTAAACGCAGGTGAAAAGTTAATGAACCGTAGACGCGTAGAACTTAATCTTTTCCTGGCGGCAGACAAGAAAGTACCTTTATTCTTTGAGCACAAGTGCCAACTTAATCAATGTTTGCTTAATATTGGAGAAAGTTATCTTGGTACACCAAATCAAGTTAAGGCAATTGAATACTTAGAGCGTAAACTCCTTGAGTTTGATCCTTCCCAGGAAACCTTACGTAGATTTTGGCGATACTGGAACCAAGAACAAGGTGGCCTCGGTTCCAGTAAAACCATTTAAATATTTTCGTGCGATGCAATCAAACGATCAAGATACCAACGGCATTTTTTTAGGTCCTCAACCGTATCGTTCTTATGGTCAGCACGCCACAGATACTTGATTGCATTGCCTTGGCAAAAACCACGGAATTTCTCTGTACCTAGTGCAGCCTTAATTGCTTCTATGCACTCAATGTCCTCGTCTTTATTGTAGTGTGTAGGCGAATTGATCCGATCACTTGACGTACTAGCAGGCGCACAAGTAAATGAGCTGTCCTGATCAAACCAAAAATTGTTGTCAGAAAAGTAATTGTTTGACTTGCTTGCGCCAAAAAAAATGGTGTCTTCAGCTGGGGTAGACTGGAAAGTAATCATGTCAGTGCAGGTAGCTGCCCAAATATTAGCATGAAATTACAAACAAGTCAGGACTACGACGTTGATAACAGGTACCAGGAAACAGATGGGCCCAATGGTTCAAATGTCTCGGATAATATTTCTGGTAAGCGTTTTTTAAAAGAGTATATAGAAAAAAGTAAGGACGCAAATGAGCAAAATATAACCCCTGAGCGCAGAGAAGATAATCGTTTTGTTATATCTGGCCCTGGAGACAGTACCTACGGCTTTAAGAATGCCTTCCGTGCCCCTCTGTTTAACAGATAACTTTTCCTATGTGGGAAAAAATTTCTTTAAACCTGTCTACTTGATTAAACCCAAGGTCTGTCCCAGGTAAATAAACAAAGAAACCCCACGTGAACGGTGCCCCAAGTGTACACATAAGTCTTCCGTGTATCAACCTGGCTCGATCTTTTGGTATACAAACTGGGTAATCCCAAAGCGTAGGGCAGCTTCTTAATATTTCGTGGCTCGTAGAAAAAAGTAAAGCCTCAGATACATTCCGAAGCTTCCACTCTTTTTCTAAACGATTAAACCATACAACAGAAGGGGATTTACCCCTATGGCCGCCCTTTAATCCCCACCTCCAGGTTCCACGCTCTTTACTGAAAGAACAACGTCCATATGTTGGAGGGAATAAATAAGTCTTACCAAGCCAAGGTTCATGGGTATTTAGCCCGTCTTCTTTCAATGTGTATATTTTCTTTGCGCGTAGGTACTCTTTGTTTGCATGCTCTGTTGTGCATGGATCAAGGTCAATGTCACCAAGCAATGCATAAATATATGGTAAATACTCAACAGGAGTTAACCAGTCCTCCTCTATCCTTAAGATCCTGGTGAGGAATAGGTATCGAGGTAGGTTTTTGTAGTAACTCATGCCATAGCAAACCCAGACGCACCCTTCTGACGGTTGTAGTGGAGCAGGGACATGTGCTCTGGATCCTGAATAATGAATAAAGCTTCCTTCTCTTGATCAAGGGCTTCCGCCTTAACAATCGCCTTACGCATTACTTCGGCAAGTCCATCCATATCTTTACTTTCAAAGTCTGCTTTGGCTGCAATAAGCGCAGCAACAGTCATGTAGAACATAGTATCTTTTTCTTCCTTGGCCATCGGCACGTACACCATTGCACCTGGCCCCTCAAAGAAGTAGAACCTATCGTAAAAATCACACATATCATCGCAAACCCTTTCAACGGCAAGCTCTGCCATCAAGCGTTCCGTCTGGGTCGAAGCTGTTCCCAGTAGCTTTGATAGTTTCTTTGCTTTGTAGTTAGTCATATGCTGTTTAAGTGTGGTTGTTTAAGATGATAGCAAGAAAAAAGAAAAAATTGATTCGGATACCTTGAAAATTATTGTACGGCTTGCTCTGCCTGCTCCCTTGGCGAAGGCTTAATGAAGTTAGCTAGACCTGAACGCCTTAAGGTTTCCCTTATTTTTGGCAGTGGACGATAGATTACTACCATTTTCCCAAGGTTGCCTACTTCTTTTATCAGTTTTCCTGATGTATCCCTCATCTTGATCAGTTCCTCCTGGCGTATAAGGTACTCAGCAACGCACCGATACCTGCGTTTTGTGGCTAGATCAATGTCAGGAAACTTAGAACAGATTTTTGCTGGCACCATGTCGCTAAAACATATGCGTATTTGATCTGCCAATGAAAGCCCAAGTACAAGGTCGTTTGTAGAGGTCTCATAGCTACGCACAAGCTCTAGGTAACGCCTTAAATCAGCCTCCTCAAAGCTTCCTGAGGGCGGTAAAAACATTTCTACCTGTCTTGCCAGGGACGGTACCAGCTTTTCTTCATGGTTTTCTATGGTTACCTCAGGTATATCAAGCCCGTTGAACCTATAACTAACGTATTTATTAGGGTCAATAGGAGCGGCAGCCTTGTTCGGACTTACAGGTATCTCCTCTTCAAGCCAGATGTCCGACAACATGAAAGAAATTTTACGGTTCTGCCGGTATCTTAACGTTTTTTAGCGCAAATTCCCACTGTCTTATATGGTCCAACCGTAAAACCCACTCATAATATTTGCGTCTGTCTTCCATGTGTTTTAAATCACCTGGCTTAGGCTTACCGCCATAATTACAGGCCTCCCACCAGGACTTTGCTACTTGCTTTTGCTGCCAAGTCATTAACGAGTACATAACCTTTGTAGACATACTGGCCAATAGTTCGTTAAACTGGACCATGTACTGCAAAACTTCCTCCTCATGAAAAGGCCCATCACCTACGCCGAGCTTTTTTTGATCATCGTTCTCGGCCCCTTGGGGGTTGTAGGGATCCAGCACCTGGCTCAATTTATTGGTAGTAAGATCAGTATAGAGTTTCACGTAAAAAAATAAAAGGTTATGGCCACGACATACGGCTTTTTGCCAGCACCAGCTGCCCCCAAGCTTTACACTTCTGTAATTCCTGAAGCAGACTTTCAACGTAGCGCTGAGTTAAAAGCTAAAATTAAATCAGAAACAGAAGAGTTTCGAAATCGTAGATACCAAATATACGGTACGCCAGAAGAACAAGCTGCTCGTGAACGTGGTAGGCAGGCCGGAGAAGCTGCTAATTACCTGTCATCCCTTCCAATTGCTGATAAATATACCTCAGCTAATACCGGTGGTGTCGATCCTTGGAAAACAGCACGTTCAACTTGGACAGGTATTACAAGTGAAGCACAAAAAGATTATGTTGAGGCTGTAAATAAAAAAAGAGATGTTGCTGCTGCTACCGCTGCTACTGCATCTACACCGGCAGCTTCTTCTTCTTCTAAACAAATAAATAGGCTACTTAACCCACTTACTGGTGCTCACGTATATATAGAAAACGCTGATGAAGCAGCAGCTGCTCAACGAACTGGATGGACCAAAGAAGGTGAAGCCTTTAAACTTTTCGGACAAGAAGATAAATCTCCTGACGCAGTTGATATAGTTAGATTGCGAAGGGGCGATTTTAATGATTATCTTCTTACTTCTGATCCCGGTGAAATTGAGTCTGCACAAAAAGGAGGTTACGTACGTGAAGGCGTACTAGGTCGTGCACTTAAAACACCAGGTGCCGAAGGATCTAAACACGTTCAAAGATACATGAACGTTATTTCTGGGCAGCATGTTTATTCGGCAGATACTAAAGAACAAGAAGCTTTAGCCGCTAATAAAGAATTTACGCGAGAAGCTGCTGGTGATTTTTATGCACCCGATGGAAGCTCTACTGCCGCTACCAGTGCTACGCCTGGCTCTGCAGCTCCAAAAGACGAATTTAAACTTCCTTCAACCGCTTCTCAAGACTATCTTGATACCCTGGCTAAAAAACAAGCCGCCGATAAAGCAGCCGTCGCCACTGCTTAAAAAATAAAATCAATCAAAGCCCTCAACAGGGGCGGTTTTTGATTCGTTTACCCATTCTTTGTACGTGTCTTTTAAAAAGTCATAAGCTGCTACTGGTATAAGCATAACCGCAGAGTCTTCCGTAAGTATTTTATAGTGCTCTAAATTACTACACACGTCATCCATTATGGCGTCAAAATCGTGCTCAAACTGCTCAACAGTAATGACTTTCACGGTGCAGACGGTTTGCTGCTAATAGTGTAGCACTTATGCCGCTATACCACCGAAATCAAAAGAGGTATCCACTGGGGCTGTTATGGAACCGAAGTCAATAGCTTTCTCCACTGGCTCATCCGTATAACGCCAGTCAGTTAATGAGATTATTATTGAGATTGAATAAGTAGTTTCAATAAAACGGATGTCGTTTGTGATTAAGAATAAATAATTCCCCTCTGGAAGAATTGTGTTTGGGTAGTCTGCCGTACGGCTTTCAATTATGTCGGTGTCCGAATCAGAATAAGGGATTGCTGAGGTTGTATAAACGTATCCATTGTCGTTAATTGGTAATTCTCTTCTGTGGTTCCCATCCTCAACAGAGTAAATTGAAACTATAGTGTTTCTGTTTGTTTTTGATTCGTAAGAAGTTTGGCTGTAGTTCTGTGTAAATTGAATTGAACGCGGCTTTAGAAGGCGTACTTTATAGAACGTTGTCTGTATTCGAGTTAAACCGCCGTGCGTATTGGTTAGCGTAAGTGTTTTGAAAAGTGAATCAAATGTACTAATGTCCCCAAGGTCAACTGGGTTATTGATGTTGTCCCCTGGCCGTGGAGGAAGCGGATCACTACCGAAATAACTGGTAGGCCCATAAGCCGTGGGCCCAGTGCCACCAGTTGGGTAAGCTTGGACAGTGCCAAGATTTACGTAACCAAGATTACTTGGTAGTGTCGTTAAGTATCTCGCCATTTTTCAGGTTTAATCCTATGTACAAGCCGTTGGTCCTGCCACTAGCTTGATACTTTTCTTCTATTATTGTAGCGCGTTTAGGATATACTCCTTCCATTTCAACAGTTTCAATCAATTCATAATTAAGTTGCTTCTCAAGTGAACGCAGGTCACTTGCAACTTCTTCTTTGTTGGGGCTAGGTGTCGTCCAGAAATTATCTGGTCCAATTGTTACAAGACCTATCCACTTAAAGTCTTCCCTATGATAACAAGTTCGCAGTATTTCACTTCGTTTCTGCGCTGGCTTTCCTGACTTGCTCAAAGATGTTTCCATAGGACAGATCGTAGACAGTTAATTTATCTGGTTGCTCTACTAACTGTAACCCTTTAATGGTTAGATGAGTCGGATTGCAGCAACCAGATTCACAGTCTTTGTTGGCGTGTTGAATCCGGTATTTGCCAGTGTAACCTCGGGCTACCCAGAACGCCACCCGTGGAGCAGTCTGAGCTTTGGCTGAGTGGAATGGACTTGGCATATAAGCAACCGTTTCATTGCTGGGTTTCCTGCCCCCACCCCATGACCAACACTGTTTTGTGTCCTGATCTTTAGGAATGTTGACTTTGTCCCAGAAGCTGCGTACGGTCCAGTACTTATCAAAGGCAAAAGATTTAAGATTTATTTCACATTTCCCCTTGGCTATCTCATCCATGCAATCAAGGCACTCACCCATCATTCCAAACCGTCCCTTGTGCCCCCAGATACACTCAATACTTGAGTAATCCATGGTGTCGTCTTCAGTAATTGCAAGGGTTTCCATATTTAAACCTAGTTTCTCTGGCACTATAACAGTTTCCTGTGCAGCCGCCTCTGTCGTCTGGTAATTACCCTTGGTACATACCCCACGTATAACGCTATAAGAAAGGTCAAATTCTTCCGCCAGTTTTTGGTAGGTATAGATCTGAGCATTTGATTGCCTTGCTTCCCTGATCTGCTTGATCGTCTCGTTAGGTAGGTCAGTTCCTCCGCGCCTTAGGCGTTCCAACTGAACGTCCCCCTTGGTTCCCCAGTAATAGTGGGTGGGATTGATGCAGTAAAAGGATTTGCAGGCAGCGGTACGCACAACCACCTTCCCAGGCTCTCCATAACGTCCTGTGATCGCCAGGATCAAGGAGCGGGCGTCCCTGCCTCTATACATGGGTCTTTTGCCTGAGGCTTTATCAGCGTCCCCCTGAGCCCCCTTGAGCGCCCCTCTCCCCTGGAGTGTAAACCCATGGAAGAACGGATGGTTGATCTTGTCCAGGCACCAGCAACGGTCACCAGGGAGGCGATCACGTAGGAGTTTCGTGCATTTCAGTAGCCAGATCAAATCTTCGGTACCAAGACCCCTGTCAGCGAAGAACTGACCCGTTTTTTTGGCGTTGAGCAAGTTGATAGGGGACAAATACTGTTAGACAGTAGCCTGCGCTGCAAGGGATGTCAAGGATCGTCTTGGAAGAACGCAAAAAACTGCGGCCTCTATTAATTCTTATAGAGAAAAAAAGGGTTACTGACTAGCAGACACCCTCACACCCCTACTACTGCCTGCTAGGCAGTAACCCTTTTTTCTTCATTAGGAGTTTTCAGCGGCATCACCTTTTCAAAAGGGTCAAAACCCTCCCCTGAAACCCGTTGCAGCGCAAGGGACTGTCTAACAGTCTCCGACCCCTATCAACTCACCCATAGAACTGTTGTACTACCAATTTCAGGGCTGCCCCTCCAAATCTTTCTGTGCTTCATCATCAAATTCTTTTGCATATGCAAGGGCTATATGAAAAGAATCGCAATAACGACAACTATTCACCTTGGCCCCACACACAAGGTAAACATCTAGCCCCCTAGAATCCTGGGTTTGAATTATCTTGACACCGCTATCGTATTTTTGAACTACAATTTCTTCCATCAAAAAGGTTTTGAGATAGTATTATTGTAAGAAAGCTAAGTGTAGAGATGCCTGAATTTATTCGTAAGTCGGTTCCCTCCGGCGGTGCAGTCAAAGGACG